TTTACATGAGAACCTTACAAAAGTAAAGAATAAGCGGAACCGAGAAAGGGAGGGTGCGAGATGAAGAAAAGACTTCCGCCTTGGTGCAAGTTGGTAAAGCACACCTTAATTGACAAGGACATGGATGTGTCCGAGCTGGCAACAAAAACCGGGCTGGCAAGACCATATTTATCCTCAATTATTAACGGCAGGATTTACAGCCAACCGGCAGTAAACAAAGTGAGCGATTGCCTGGGAATCAGCAATGATTACGACGCCATTTATCAACCTGCTAATAGTATAGGGCAAAGCGAAGAGAACTGACATAGAGGATGGTTACAGGATATGAACGAAAACGTGTATTTTGAGTGCAGGAAAAGAGCTGCAATACATAATGAGAGATTGAACAGCAGAGCCGGGGCGGCTGAAATACTTGGGATTTCCGAATCAACCCTTGCACATTACGAATTGGGAATAACGAAAAACATTCCTGTAGATGTGGTTGTGATGATGGCGGAGGTGTACAACGCACCAGAGCTGAAATGCATCTACTGCAAGAGCGAATGTCCGATAGGAAAGGAACTGCCAATAGCAACAGAGGCAGGGAACATAGAGGGCATTACGGTAAGAATGCTTTCAGGGTTGGAGGATGAGAAAATCGACAAAATCCAAAAAACATTATTGAGGATTGCCGAGGACGGAAAGGTTGAGGCAGCCGAGAGAGAAGAACTGAAAGAAATGGTTCAGTCTTTAGATGGAGTTTATAAGGCTATTACAGAACTGCGAATGATGGCGGAGAGGAAGTAAAAATCATGGAACTGATTGACAGACTGAAAGAAGTCCTGAAAGAAGAATTTAATATTTGCTCTGACGAGGAACTTTTGGAGGCTGTACAGTCGATGCCAGAACTTGATTTAGGGATATTCGTTACGCCGCTGAAAGGAGATAACAATGCAAAGAGCGCATAAAAGAAAAATTAAGGTCCTTGTAGTTGATGCGGCGATGATGTTTGCCGCAGTTCAAATGACAGTGTGTATGCATGGGAAACAAAGATATACTGCATCAGCGCAGGATGTATCTGGTTATGAAGTTTCTATTGAAGATAACACACAAACAATTACCACAGAGGAACCGCAGGAAACATTCAAGACAGAATATACCAGCACAATCATGAATGAAGAAATAAATGCAGATGATGCCTATATGCTTTGCAAAATAGCCATGGCAGAAGCCGAGGGCGAAGATGTGGAGGGGAAAGCTCTTGTCATGTTGGTAGTTCTGAATAGAACAAAAGCAGAGGGATTTCCTGATACGGTGTCAGAAGTGATTTACGAAAAAGGGCAATTCACACCGGTTGCAAACGGAAGATTCCAAAAAGTTGAGCCGAACAAAGAATGCTTTGAGGCTTTGCAGATGATTGTATCAGAAAAATGGGACGGCAGCCTGGGAGCAACCTATTTCGAGAGTGAAAGCAGTAGCACATGGCACAGAGATAATCTGAATTACCTGTATTCGCATGGCGGGCATGATTTTTACATAGACAGGGAGGAATGAGAAAGATGCTGGAACGCATGATAGTGAAACACTGGATAGCATTAACTGTTGGATTCACACTGTTAGGAGTGCTCATCAGAGTGAGATACAACACGCAGGGGCATTTTGCAATAGGCGGCGAATGGTTAGCACCGGCATTTATGCTTTTTCTGGAATGGCTCATAAGGATGATGAGAGGAGTGCTGATTGATGCAGGAATTATACGAGGACATAAGAAAAGACGCAGAAAAGCAAGGGTACAGCATGACAGACAGGAAGTTTACAGAACTGGTGCAGTACGCAGAGAGAAAAGCGGCAGTAGCCGGTAAGGATGAATCTTACATTCCGTATTTACTCCCGGACGTGATAAAAGAATATTTTATCAGAAATGCAATAAATGAAGTTTCAACCGGGATGATGGAATTTGAGAGATATATAAAAACACAAAAACAGGAGGTTACAGACGATGGCAGAAATGACAGAAAAACAGTGGCTTTCAGGGGTGCAGAGTTCGATTATCAAGGAATTAACTACCCACAAAGCAGCATTGCCAGCAGGATTTAATCAGGAGCGTTTCGCCTTGAATACGGTTACGGTTATTTCCGAAATGCTGAAAGACAAAAAGAAAAAGACGGAGCTTTGCAAGCTGACATTTGAATCAATGGCAGTGTGCTTGTGCAAAGCGGCATATCTGGGGTTGGATTATTTCAACGGAGAATGTTACGCAATTCCGTATGGAGGGGAACTTAATTTTCAAACGGACTATAAAGGCGAAATCAAAATGTGCAAGAGATTTTCCAGAAATCCGATTAAGGACATTTTTGCAAAAGTGGTCCGACAGGATGATTTCTTTACAGAAGAGGTGGACGCAGGCGTTCAGAATGTAATCTACAGACCACAGCCGTTTTCCAACAAGCCAATGATTGGAGCTTTTGCGATTGTAGTTTTCAAAGATGGCTCAATGATGTATGACACCATGAGCGTAGAAGAAATCGAGAATGTCAGAAATACATATTCCAAAGCCAAAGACAGCCAGGCTTGGAAGAGTAGCACAGGAGAGATGTATAAAAAGACAGTCCTCCGCAGATTGTGCAAGCTGATTGACCTTGATTTTGACAACATCGAACAGCAGAAAGCATATCTTGCAGGCGGCGATGTGGAGTTTGAAAACGGTCAGCCGGTGTTCATTGATGGAAGAACAGCTACAGCCGCATTACCGGATAATGGCGCGCCGGTTGATGTGTTCGCGCAGATGGAGCAGGCGAAGAAAGAGCCTGTACCGGTAGAACAGTCACAACCGCAGGAAACAAAAGAACCGACACAGCAGGCAATTCCTTTTGAACAGCAGCAGGAGGAACAGCCACAGCCGATGCCTGATGGCACGGGTTTTATGATGCCGGATGAATCAGCAATGGACGATTTACCTTGGAAATAACAGGAGGATGAGAAAATGAACGAATTACAGGTAGTAGTAAAACAGGAAGTAGGAAAAATTAACTGGAATTTTGAAGAATTGAAAACGGCACTTGCCACAGAGATGAAGAAATACACTGGCATTGTGTTTGACGATGATTCAATCGCAGATGCGAAGAAAACCGTTGCATATCTTAGAAAGTTAAAAGAATCCGTTGAGGACAGAAGAAAAGACGTCAAAAAGAAGTGCCTGGAGCCATACAATGAGATGGAAAAACAGGCAAAGGAGCTGACACAGCTTATTGATGAGCCTATCAATACGATTGCAAAGCAGGTAAAGGATTACGAAGAGGAACAGAAAAAGAAGAAAAAAGAGGAAATTCTTGCATACATGGCAGAAGTGTTTGCAGAATTACCGGAAACAGTTGCCTCTAAGCTGAAATCTAAGATTTATGACAGTAAGTGGGAGAACAAATCCACCACGAAGAAAACCTGGCAGGATGCGGTAAATACTGCATTTGAGAATACAAAAGGCGACCTGAACATCCTTGATGGAATTGAGGAAGATTTCAGAGAGGATGCGAAAAAGGTATATGAGAGAAATCTGGTATTATCCGAGGCGTTATCTAAGGTCCAGGAGCTTCGCAAGCAGAAAGAAATGATTCTGGAAAGAGAAAGACAGAAGAGGGAGAGAGAAGAGGCGGCAAAGCGTGAAGCACTTGCCAAAAAGGAAGAACAGCCGCAGGAACCAGAGAAAGCACCGGAGCCTGTCGCTTCTGCAGAACCTAAGACTGAAATGGGAAAGGCAATCGAAAGCATTGAAAGACACGCATATCAGCAGGCAGTAACCGGAACGATTGCTAATCCGGTAACACAGCAGCCGGGATTAAGTGGAGGCAAAAAGATTTGGACAATCCAGGTCAGAGGAAACGAAGAACAGCATAAAAAGATTCTGGATTATATCAAATTTGTTGGAGCAGAGTACAGGGAGGTCTAAGAAATGGGAATGCAGTTGACAGAAGAAAATTATTATTCAGACATTGCAAATTATGAGTATATGTCCGTATCCCAGTTCAAGGATTTCAACGGTACATATGGCAGGGTGGCTTGCGAGGAGGCTGCCCTTGCAAAACTCAAAGGCGAGTATGCGCAGGCAAGCTCAACAGCATTGATGGTTGGCAGCTATGTTGATAGATATTTCGAGGGTACACTTGATGCATTTAAGAGTGAACACACGGAAATGTTCAAAAAAGATGGAAATCTGAAAGCGGAATATGTAAAAGCGGATGCGCTGATTCAGAGAGCAGAGAGGGACGAACTCTTTATGAAATATATGTCCGGGGAAAAGCAGGTCATAATGACCGCAGAACTGTATGGAACACCCTGGAAAATCAAAATGGACAGTTATATTCCGGGAGTTGCGATTGTGGACCTTAAAGTTATGGCATCCCTTACAAAATTGGAGTGGGTGCGAGATATAGGATACTTAGATTTCGTCCGCTACTGGGGGTACGACATCCAGGGCGCAATATATCAGGAAGTCGTATATCAGAATACCGGAAAGAGATTGCCGTTCTATATTGCCGGAATCAGTAAGGAAAGCACACCGAATATTGAGATTATCCATGTACAGGATAATTACCTGAGAGAGGCGAGGGAGGTTGTAAAAGCAAATATCAATCACGTACTGGCAGTAAAGAGAGGAGAAATCGAACCTTTGAGATGCCATTGCTGCGATTACTGCCGGGAAACTAAAGTCCTGAAAAGACCGATAGGAATAGCCGACCTTGTAGCAGAAGTTTAGAGAAATTGGAGCGGATACAATGGGAAAGTCAGAGGACAAAAAGAGCTTTCAACTTTATAACGATTATATAGACCACTTCTCGCTCATGTCTGATGAGGAGGCTGGAAAGCTGATAAAGGCAATCTTCTGTTATGTGAATGATTTGCCTTGTGAAGAGCTGGCAGGACTGCCTTTAATGGCTTTCTCCTTTATCCGGTCACAGCTCAAAAGAGATAGCGACAAGTACGATGCCAGATGTGAGATAAACAGAAGAAACGGAAAGCTGGGAGG